CATTGATTGATTCTTTTTTACACATAGATTGAAAAGGAGTATCTGTCGGGGAGAGGTTATATATAACGTCCGAGAAAGATTCCTTCATTTGTATATTAGGCTCGACTGAACCTATCTTAACTGTTGCTTGCATACCTGTTTGCATAGCCATTTTATCCTCCTATACAAAGGCCAACATTACGTCTTGAGCAGCATCTACGTCTCCAGTTTGTTTTAAGCGGTTCATAGCATTTTGAGTTGAGCTTGCGCCTTTTCCACTAATCCCTCTATTATTCATAGACTGACTAGCTCTTCCTGCTGATTTTGGTTGAGTGTTTACACCTTTTCCATAATCATACAATCTGGCCTTATAAAGGGTCTTAAATAAATTTGGGTCTGTTGCCCTCATCAATTCACCCCTATCCATTCCAGTATGCACTCCATAGTCTATCAAACTATAGTACAAGTCATTGGTCCAACCTCTAAAGGTGGACACCAGCTCTTGTTTGGCATAGTGAGCTTTATGATACTCTTTCTCTTCTAAACCTTGCTTAACCTCTCCGAAGAACTCGACTGCTTCTGCCTCTGTTTGTTTTAAATTTTGTAAAGCATCTTGATACTCTGCTTGGTGCCTTATATACTCTGTTGGTGCCTCTGCGGCCATTCTCTTCCAATCAACATTGTGATACTTTGACACCTCATCTTTTGCTGCTCGAGTGAGTAGTCCTAAAGTTGCGGCGTATGCCTCTTGCATTTGGCTTGTACGCTGATCCTTTGCTTCTAACTCTTTTCTCTTAGCAGCTAACTCCTGCGTTTTACGAGTGTAATCTTGGGCCTTCATATACCCATCTTTCCACTCTTGCGCAGTCTTTTTCTCTCCTCCAATATCTATTAATGGCGATATAGGGTCGTCATCCTCAATAGGTCCCTCTAGTTGCTCATCTGAGTCTATCGGTCCCTCTTCTGGCTCGTTACCACTAACACTAATAGAATCGGTTGCTGTTCCCTCATCTTCCTCGATAAGGCCTAGCATTTTTTCTGTAGTCTCAGCTACGTTTGTATCAGAAGCAGACTCCTCAATTTGTTGTGCTTGAGGTTGGTTTACTGCTGTACCTGTTGTATCCATTTTAATCTCCTTATTTTAAATTACAATAGCGTCAAGTCCGCTTTTTTGTTTTTATCTATCTGGTGCTTCTCCATCTCAACATCATTTATATAACCTTTAAGTTTTAACACAAAAAGGTCCATCCCATGCTTATAATGACTAAATCTATCTCTATCCCCATCTTTGGCATTAAAAATAGCAGCGATTAACTCCTCAGTAATTTGCGAAAAGGTGTCAATCACGATTGGATTACTCAACAACTGTTTAGCTCCTATAGCTAACTTATCTTTATCTAAGTTTAGTTTATCACTCATTGGTTAACCCCCAATCTCCATTTGACCCATGCTTTTCTCTTATCCTCCCACTTAAGCCGGTCAATTATCTTTTTGAGCTCTAAACTAGCTGTTTCCCACGACTTTATTTCTTCTTTGAGCTTAGTTATCTCACTATCTTTTTCTATAATAACTTTTCTGGCCTCTTCTAGCTGAGTAATATTTCTTCTTAACTTCTCTTTGTGCCCATCTACCTTCTCGCCTTTTTTTGGCATAAATCCCTCCGTTTATATTCCTGTTATACCATGAGTTTTAAGTGCTATCTCCTCATCTTTAATTCTTATATCATTTTGCTTATACCACTCATCCGCATCTGCTCTTTGTCCTTTAATATCCAAATCCTCTGCCTCTACCTGCATTTTCTCTTGTTGTTTCATATACTCAGCTTGTAATTGAGCTTGTGTGGCGGTAGCAGTGGCCTGTGCTTTTAACATAGCGGCTTGTCCCATCTGTGTAAGGTTTTGAGCTTGCGCTTGCTTTAATCCTGTCTCAACTTGAAAGGCCTGCTCTTGTTGTTGCATCTGAGCTTGCTTCATTTGAGTTTGAGCAGCAACGGCAGCATGGTAGGCAGGTTTTGCCGGGTCCATAAGCAGTATCTCTCTACAGTCTATTCCCATATACTCCATCACCTTCTGGAAAAGGGTATATTGCTCTTTTGTTCCATAGTTAATTTGTAATTGTGGAGCTTGCATCATCATATTATGGCACATTATCAATGACTGGACCTGCTTCTGCTTCTCATCTGGAGTAAGGGCAACTTTAACCTCAAGATCAACTCTCGCTTCAAAGTTCGCCGGAATGACAGGAACATATATGCCATTAAGCATAACAAGTTTTTCTTTTGACTCATATTTCATCCCTAACTTATAAATTGCCATAAACATCGGCTTTAATGTCTGCTCGGCAAGGTGCTTTGCGAACATCATCAGCCTTCTATTGGCAGAGGTGGTTAATGCCTGGATTGTATCGTAGCTATTTTGTTTAGATAGAGCATCTTTCTCTAATCCTTGGGATAATTTAGAAGCTCCAGTAGTTTCTTCTTTATCTGAATCAAGCATCGCCAAAACTGAAAAGGAAGCAGGATTAAGAGGAGGAGTAGGCATAGGAATAACAGCATCCATCTTCGTAACATTGACTACACTCCCAATTCTGTTATCTACCAGGTCTTTTGGGTTCCTAATAAAGCCAAAATCTGCCAAATAACGAGCATTATTGGTTAAAATCATATTATCTATGATTTGCCTCTCAATAATTGACTTAGATTTTTGGATTCCGTGGATTACATCTGGAATAGAGAGGCCATAAAACTTATATGGCTGAGGGTAAGGGGAGAAAGTATTAAAAGGAATCTCGTCTACCTGATTTACCTCCAATATCTTATCGCTTGACCAAAAGATTTGCCATAACTCAACAATGCCATCACCATCCATATCAATTTTTCTATAACACTCATAAACCAAAGCTCTTTCTGCATCAGTAGTGTCTCCTCGACTTAATTGGAAGGGGTCATCTGTCTTATCAAAGTCGTGTCTGGACATCTTCTCGTTCATATTTCGCCAGAAATCTGTATATCCAAACTTTAGGTTGTCGACTGTCTCTCTATCCCATCCATTTTCCAAGCACTCCGACTTAGTTAGCATTTTTCTATGAGCAACGAAGATAGCGGTTTCAATATTGTAAGCCATTGAGTCAATAATGAAATCCTCAGGTGGCACATTTTCTATACATATATGTGAGGTATCTACCTCTTTTAATATCTCGCCAGAATATAGCTCTTCTGGTTGAGGTGGGCCTTGTTGTGCACCCATACCTGCACCCATTTGTGCACCCATAGGATTAGGTGGTGGCTGAGAACCCATAGGAGGAGGACCGCCCGGAGGTGGCCCCATTTGGGGTCCCTGTTGTGGAGGTGGAGCCATAGGGGGCTGACCTGGTGGACCACCTTGTCCCTGTTGACCTTGCTGCATCTGTAGTTGCGGCATTGGTATTTCTTTACCATTCGGTATAGGATTTGGGGGGGACATTGGAGTTGATTGTGCTGTAGGCACGTTTATGTCGACAGGCTCAGGATATTTGGTCTTTACCTTAAACTCGGAATCAACCTTTCTAATTTTAACTCCGGGTATAGCGGTAAGGCCCTCATATTGCTGTGCCGTTATCTCATCAAAAGTTTCTATAATGTAAGTTTTTTGTTGTTTCCACCACCGCTTTACAATTCCATTCTTTGCAACAAATCCATCATGTAAAAGATCATGGATAATGTTGTATCCTTTATTCTCTCGGTAAAAGACAAAGTTTACATAGGCGGTCGCTTGTTGTGATTTATAATAATCTTGGGCATTTTGTGGGGGAAAGTAGACCACATCTTTTGATTGCGTGAAGGCCTCAAGGCAAATCGCTTTCGCAGTCTCCACAACATTAAATACATCTTTACTAACGTGCGTGCTCTTGCCTGCCTCATTCTCTCCAATCTTCTCCCCATAATAATATATATATCCTCTTTCTCTTTGTTTACTTACCTCTCCTACCTCAAAAACCTCTGCCGCCTCAATATCCCTACCTACGATTGCCCCAAGTTCCTCTATGCTCTTTTTTCTAACTTCGTTATTATCTTGTGGCATCATAGCAACCTCCTATACAAATAAGTTTGGGTAATATCTCGTTAGCTCAGATGTATTAAAATCCTGTTTCTTCTGGCCAAATCGAGCAATATTTATAATCACATATCGACTAGCATCCATTAAGTCATCCTCAACTTTGACAATCTTACCAGTCTTTTGATTTCTATGATACTTCCTAAACTCCTCAAACCAATCAACTAAATTCGAGAATACTTTAAGCCTACCCTCTTGCATCCTAGTCTCCATTTCCATTATCCCAACCTCTACCGACTTAGAACCGTCAAGATTTTCGAACTGACGATACATATTTATCCCAGCATCTTCATAGTATGAGCGTAGTGTCTCCCCACTCCCCTTTTCCCTGTTATCCCCATCCTGAGGGTATATTACTCTTATGCCTCTGCACTTCTTAGTAATCTTATGGGCGTGTTGAGCAGGAACCTCATTCGAGGCCTTAAAACAGTCATATATGTAAATTATATCCCTATCTCGATCATGGGCAGCAAAGACGGCGGCAAACGGGTGAGCAATACCAAAGTCAATTCCTAGTAATAATGAGAAGTAATCCGGTATCGGAAACGGCTGACATACCACATCCTCCTCCATCACCTTAAATATCTGAGTATCACCAAAATTGGGAATACCCTGAGTCTTTGCTGAGAGCATATATCGGGGAATTGCTTTTAATAATTGGGTCTTTGTCCTCTCATCTAAGTGCGGTGCCCGGTCCCAGCCAATGGTCATAACATGTTGACCTGGTTGTCTCTTATTAAGAAGGGTATCTACTAACTCAGTTATCCCATTCTCTGGTGTAAAGGTAATGACGACAAAACCACCCTTATTTTTATTACCAGTAGCAGTACGGGCAAGACACTCGGCATAGAACTCCATACCTTTAAAGTTAGGTTCCTCATCAATTAGAATCCAATCTAGTGATAGACCCCGGATGATGGAGGGACCTTGTTCGTACGATCGGAAGATGAGAGTAGAGAAGCCGCCATTTTTATGCTTAACCTTAACCTCTTTTAGTAAGTTCTTAGTACCGGAGGACATGATATATGGCCCTAAGTATTCGGTCTTTATAAACCCACCACCTAGGAACTGTCCATTTAGCGAGTCAACCTCTCCTATTAATTTTGACTGGAGAACGTCTCTTATTTGATCTCCTGTAATACCAGAGGCGAGAGAGGTAATAGGAAAATCAAACCTATGGCCATCAAACCAATCAGGATAATCGCCAGTAAGATGACAGGCGAGTACAGCACAGGTAGCATCAGTTTTTCCCACACGGTTTGCCGCAAAGAGAGCAATTTGCTTGCAGGTCTTGGTGGCAGCGAGGAACTCAAGTTGCCAGTCATAGGGGTGCCAAAACTCAATTCCTCTAAATCGTCTAGCAGCGACCAGCTCTCGTTTGAGCTGGTCAAATCTCTCAAGCTCATATGGTATCTCCTCTTGCTCTTGCTCTGTCATAGTTTTCCTATCATAACTCGCCTATGAAATATGGTGTTTCTATAAAATCTTTTGGAACATAAAATATTCTTGTGTTCGACTCATCTGCTAGGCATATCTCTACTTTCATTAAATCCTCTCCGACCTTGTGAATTAACCATAATAGTGAGCTTTTGGGGTCATACCAAATCTGTCCTGCTTCAAGATACTCAAATGAACTAAAAGGAGAGCCTAAGTGCTTATTCACCTTTCACAATCTCCACTTTATACTCTTTCCAAACCCCATTATAAGAAATCTGAAAGAATAATAAATTAAAACATATCCAAAATCTTCTGCAATTATTGGCATCACGGGAGTAATTAGTTTTCCATAATCCCCCTAAATCTATCGTAAACCCTAAACAGATACACCAAGGGAAGAAATGAAAATCGAAACCTGTGTTGGAGCATTCTTTCATTCTATTATTTCCCAATCATTATAAAGTTTAAAAATTGATACACTAAAAGCAATCATTCCCAAGCTATCAATAAATTTCCCATCAAATGTCCAATATTTGCATTTCAGTTTCTTCCCTTCCTTAATCGCTTTTTTTGCTTCTTTAAATTTCATTACACAATCTCCCAATCTCCTATATCTTCCATTTCTTCAAAAATGGTATCCCTAACAAAAACTCCATTAAACAAGATATGTGATTCTTCTACTAAGTAGCTGTTGTTGGCCCAAAACTTATGGGTAACCTTCTTTCCCTCTTTAAGTGCTTGCTTGGCTTCATCTGCGGTCATAAGTCTCCGTTCCTTTCTCCCTAATAAAATCCTGCAATTTAATCCATGCATCTGCTTGTTCTTTGGTGATATCTGGGTCACAAGGGCATTTATTAATGTAATCTATTGCCAAATCAAACCCTTGCTTGGCTTCATCTGCGGTCATATAATCTCCAATAGGCGAACATGCTGAAATATGCCCTTAAATAAGGCGGAAAATCCCACTCTAATAGGTGGGGTTTTTTCACTCCACTATCTCCCACCCATCCTCCGGCTGACGGTTTAAGTTTATCTCTTTGGCATCAGGGTCATTTATATATCTTGCAATATAAATCATCCCATCTTCCTCCATAAAAACGTGTTTGGTTTTCGGTCGCCAGCCACGTCGTCTAACCTTATGGCCATCTACTAATTTATCTATCGCTTCTAGCTTTCCTATAAAAGACTCCTTACTAGGTTTTAACCCTATATACCTTTTTAGCTCCAAATTTGTAGAGGTACTTATAAACGGTGGACTGATTAATCTTCATCCTAAAGGCTATCTCCTTAGGCGGTACATCCTCATTTACTAATCGTTTAAACTCCTCAGCATCAATCTTGGCCAAATTCCAATGGTACGGTTTCTTACAATGAGGGCATAACATAATTAATCTATCCCTTTAATTACCTGGAAATAAAACCCTTAATCGTCTCTTCATCTCTTCTTTACTTACTTGGTCCTCTGACCTTAATTTATCCTCATCCTCAAAAGCATTAATATGTAGAGCACCAAGCATCTCCTTTGGAACATCTACAATTGCCTTTCCTAAAGTTTTTAACCACTCTGGTGCTTCAAATAAACTACTGGAGCCCTCACCATCATATCTATGCGCCATAATTACCCCCTTTATAACCCAAGACCACTCTTCTTAGGTTTATAATCCCAACCTCTATTCCCATATTGCTCATACGGCTTCCAAGTCAAACCCAAACCACCCTCATCAGATGGGATATGTAAAATACCCCTACTCCATGTGCTCCTATCAGTAGTTTTTTTTGTTAAACCTGTACCAAGGCCTACTGGATTTTTATCTCTACCATAAACCTCGTATGCCCTATCCCAAGCATCTGTGAAGGACATACCACCTTGGTGCAGCTTGTTTGCCAGGTTAACGTAATAATCTTTATTATTTCTCATATCCATACAACTCTCCCATGTGTCATAACTACTCTGTAAGCTCGTGTAGCTTATCAGGAGGAACGCCAATTCGTAGCAACTCACTCTCTATCTCATCCTTAGACCTTGGTCTTATAGTATGACTATGTGTTATTTCTAACTCATTTTTAGGTGCCCACTTACCCCTAGTCCTCAAGTAAAATATAATTGATGCAGTATCACCAGATCTTATCTTCTCCATAAGTTTGCCAGCAACCAAGGCAGTGCACTCCGCAGCACCAACCTCTAAGTCAGACCTATAATATTTATATAACACACCCTGGCTTATACCCATGCACTTAGCTAGCACCTCATTATCAATCCCCGCCACCTTCATTAACCTAACCTTTAACCGCCTCTCTCTAGTAACAGTATGCTTAATCATATTAGCAAACTTGGTACTGGGCACTATAGGAATAGGCTGATCTACATCTACATCAAAAAACTCAGCAGCTAATGGTTTAGTTTGAATATCGCAATAATCAGTAAGATCATGGGTTAAACTATCTAAGATAACAGCAGCATTACTCGCATCATCTATAAGGGGAGGATCTGGTATTTTTACATCAGACAATCGGTCATTTGAGCTCATTGCTATACTGTAACCTAGTTATTAAGATATGCAAGAGGGAAATAGAAGAGGGAAAGAGTCAGGATTGAGATTAGAAAGTTGTCGGTGTTTGGAGGAGGTACCGTTTTAACTTTCGCTCCAGTTTTTGAAACGGGGTCTGAAATATTTATTCTTATTAATTATAACTTATTTATTTTATATTTTTCCCCCTCCTCCCGCCTAACTTTCTCTCCCTGCCTCCCCTCTCCACTCCCGAATTACCTTTTAGCCAATTGATTAGTTGGGTGTAAGCATCTATCCGACCTGCCAATAGTGAGTAGCGTGCCGGGCTTATTCCATTTAGCTTGATGAGGTTAGCGGTTTGGGTTAGCTGTTGTCTTAGGAACTTGATTAGGGAGTTGGGGTTATAATCTGGCATCTGAGTCCTTTGGTTTGATGTTGTTGTGAGGGTGCGAGGGTTAGTGCCCACCCAAATCTCTCTTACCTCTACCCAAATAATAGCGTATCTCCCAATTTATTAAAATGGATCACCCATCTTTTTTTCTATGCGCTCTTATATCTATTACCTCATAACTCTTTATCTATTACTCTTATATGATTGGGGCATATTGCGGTTTTTAATCTCCCATCTTTTTTATCTATCTCTTTTAATAACCATAAATCTTATCTCTTAGTTTATTTGTCTGTTACTTAGTTGATTAGTTATTTTCGACTTCTTTACTCAGTATAACTGATACAACAATTAACTGCTATAAAGTAAGGGATTTGTATCAGAAGATTGGTAGTTATGGTTATATATTAGTAGCTATGTGATTACAATAACTTACGGGAAAAATAGTTTGATTATTTATTATTTAGTTGTAACTATGTAGTTGCGATAGTGTAGTTGATATGATTTACTTATCTTGTCTTTCGTTCTCACATTTTGCCACTCGATACCCACTCTGGGCGAGCTAAACTAGGTTACGAAGCCTACCGATTTGGGGCTACTCGTATTTGCCTCTATCTAGTATGGATGGGAGGAATTGAGTAAGCAGATAGGAATTGATAACAGTTTATTTTTTGATTGGTTAGGGTTGGCTCTTGCGGTCCTAATCTATGAATCAATAAACAAGGGCGATAAAGCCCACATTTAAGGAGTTTTAAAATGATAGTAGCAAGTAACACCAACAGTGATTTGGCCCTAGTAATGATTAACATAGCTGAGAAGCATATTAGCTCTGGGGATTGGGTTCAAACCATTGACGGCGAATCCTTGGTTATCTACCGACCTAAGAACGTATCAAGCTCGAAGAGAATCATCATCTATAAGGGGACACCAAGAATAGAGTTTAATGAGGATAACAAGCAGAATTTGATTAGCTCTATCTCATTTGACGATAGAGATAAGCTATTAGGTTATAGAAGCCAAATAGATTTAAACAACTTCTAATTACAGGTTAAGCGGTAGAGGTCAGCATCTAGTTGGCTTCTATCTCTGAGCAAGCAATTAAGCAGGCTTATTAAGGAGCATTTAAATGAGAGTTACTAAGAAGCAATTAGAATCAAGAGTTGAAGCATTAAACGAGAGGTATGGGCTAACTAAAGGTAATAAGTTCGTTTTAAATGGTCGATATGGTAGGACCTATTTAGAAGTAGAGGATAATAAACATTGTCCAATTGGTTTCTCTTGTTATTGCGGAACTAAACAAGAGGTTAATACCTTTATCAACGTTCTGTTTGATGGTTTAGCAGTCCTTAAATCCTGCTCAAGATTTACTCTTAAAGATGGTAACTACCAACTTTAATGGTTAATTGGTAGGTTATGGCATTAGTCCTATCCTATCAATGAACTACTAAACAACTAAGGAGCATTACAATGACTGA